TCACAACTGGTGTTCCTCTCTATTAACAACTACATAGGGATTCACATTAAGAAGATGAGGAGAGAATTTGCGGGTTAGTTTATAAAACATTGCCCAATCATCACCCCAAGGATTCCCCAAGTCGAGTTGTCCTGGTTTATATAATTGCTTAACCTCTGGAAATTCTTTTAACATGGCGTCCCCAAAGTGGTAGGGACTCTTGGCGGCAGGAAGATACCCAACCTCATCTAAACAAGATTTCTTGAAGATGAATGAACCAGACATGATTCCACCTGAACGGAACACATCCATAATGTTTACCTGACGTGGATTCCTAATCCCCATATCCCATCTCTTCCAGGTAACAAATCCACCAAAGTAGAATAGACTTTCTTCTGGGTATTTTATAATCGCTTGAGCCATTATCTCGAGATAAAAGGGGAGATAGAAGTCATCTGCATCAAGCCAACAAATCCACTCACCCTTAGCCGCCATCATTCCTTCATTTCTAGTAATAGCCTTATTCATGTTCTCTGGGTGTTCAATTACCTGCCAGTTGTGTTGAGGATAACTAGTCTGATAAAACTTTATTTGACCAAGAGTATTGTCTCGAGAAGCATCATCAACTACCACAATTTCATACGCTGTTATCGGAATACTCTGATGAATTAAACTCAAGAGGGTTCTGCTGATAGTTCTCTCCGAGTTATACGCAGGGACAACTATAGAGAACATCATAACTCTATTCCAAGTAACCTATCGTTAATTCTCTCTACCATCTCGAAAAATGGCAATTCATACTTGAGGTTAAAGGCGGACAAGTCTTTTCTTAAACACTTACCACCAGCACCACGTTTTCCATCATGAATAGTCTGGAGATGATTCTTTCCAATCCATTTCCTATGATACATAGCCTCTCTAACAACATCATAAGAAATTTCCTCTTTTTCACAAATGTCATAAATGTGATTAGCGAAAACAATCTTAGTGGTATAGAAAACATTGATTGCCAACTTAATCATCTCGGCTTCTTTATTATAAGTAATGTAAAATTTAGGATTATTCTTGACGTGTTCTCGATAAAGATTGGCTAAATCAATCGCCAATCCCTCTATCTTGGAACCACACACAACTATATCTGGATTAAACGTATCTTCATCAATCGTTCTCATTGTTAAGAATTCAGGATTAGAAACAATTTTAATACCAAATCTCTCCATTAAAGAATCAGCAGTACCAGGCAAAACAGTTGAACGAAGGATGTACACTCTGTCAGGAAGATGATATTCCTCAAACCGCATAATCATTTCTTCAATAACATCGAGGTCATATCCACCCCTATCTGGTAGTGTGGGGAGACAAAGAAAGACATACTTTCTTTTGGCTAAGTTCTCAAATATATCAGAGACACCCTTGAGGTCGTAATAGTCTTTAATTTTAAATAGTTTTCTCGTGGCAGCCCCGATAATTCCCAGACCACCAACTACAACGGCATCAGTCATAAAATAAAGGCTCGAGGTGTTTCTTGAATACAGCCTCAAGATTCCTTTCTGTCCTCAACTTGATTTGAAGGGCAAGAGATGGGTCATTTTTGAGATGATTCGCAATCATTCCAGCCGTTTCATGATGATACGCTCGTTCGTATTCCGTACGGTCAGTTGCATCGGGTGGCCCATATTTTGTTTCGGAACGAGTTTTATCAGTATAGGCCTCACTTAAACCCATCATTAAATCCCAATTAGATGAGTACTTTCGATAGATGGCGTTGGGACCATAAATGTCACGGTATGGGGGAAAATCACCGTTTAAGACAACTACGGCCCCTCCAACGCCAGCCTCTTGAGTAGTAAGAGAATATGTCTCGGACACGCTCGTGTGCATATACACGTTGGAATACATCATCAATTTAGAAAGAGATTCCCAGGGAACTTGATACGCCCACGCCTTGTCAAACTCTGAAGTAAACGTAATGTCATCCCCAGTTAATCCCCAGTCAATCGCCATTGCCGCCAATTCATCTCGATATGTTACCTTATCACCACCAGTAGAATGAAAATCAGCGATAATCAGGCGAACCTTGAGATTGAACTTCTTGAGTTCACCCATGGTTCTGATGACGTACTCCACCTGTTTTCCTCTATCCAGACGAATAGGGTAGATGCAAACTGCATCAGCAGTAGCTAATTTCTTCTCATTAAAAAGTTTGGTGGTAAGTTCGTCCATGCCGTAGAAAAGAGGTAGGTCGATGGGATGAGGAACATACTTCACCATTGACTCTGGAACATTAAAGTTTCGTGCCAAAGAAGGCATACACATATGATTAAAAGCGATGTACTTTGAATTAGGAAATGGTTTATCAAAAAGCCCTAAGTATTCTTCTTTGAAAATGGGACGGAGATTGGCAAGCGTATAAGGAGGTGTAGCCGAGTGAATCCAGTGAAGCCACTTGAGTTCTGGTCGTTCTGCAGCTAATTTACGAGCGGCAATATTCTGTTTTAGAGCGGCTGGTTGGTATATCCAGTCATGAGTAATAACTACACTTATATCTCCGAGAGCTGTTTTAAGTGCTTGGTAAATCTTTTCGACATCCTCATCAAACGTTGCATCCTTAACCACATCGTTATGTGCAGATACATTCGGTAAATATCGAATTTCAGCCTTTTCATATGCCTCCACGGGTTTAAAACCCTCATTAACTATTACTACAGGAGAATATCCACCAATAATCAGCATTTTAATCTGGTCTTGCGTCACCCGATTAAGGCTATAAGCCGTGTCAGCAGAAGTGAAATTGGTAGCGATACATATCTTTTTAGTTTTCATCTTGCAATTAAATGTACCATATTGCAAGAAACTAAGTCAATAACGAGTTTACGGTGTCTCTTCGTTTATCGTGGTTGTACTAGTTGAGGTTGTAGAAGTTGATGTACTGGTGGTAGAAGTTGAAGTAGTCGTGGTAGAAGTTGAAGTAGTTGACGTACTAGAACTAGTAGTTGTGGTAGAAGTTGAACTAGATGTACTGGCGTAATAACCATCTGTAAAAAATGAAACAGAAGGTGTTGTTCCAGTTAAAGTCGCATAGATACCAACAAGAACACTAATTGGTCTTGTAAACATTATTGGAACACTTGTATTAGCGACTGCAGATAATTTTGCAATTATAGCCCCAGTTGTTGAAGTTCCATCCTTAATAGAAACTGTAGCCGTATCAGAACTAGCAGTTAAAACAGCACCATATAATTGCGTAGCCCCCGAATAGACTTGGGCGGTAGCAGTTATGGTTTTATAACTAGATACCATATTTCTCCTTTAAAATTGGCCTGGTCTGTTTTTAATGGGGGTACTATCTACTTCTAATCCAGGTCCGTACCATCCGACCCCATCTCTATCATACACGATTTCTTGCTTTCTGTTACCTACTATTTCTTCAGTTTTAATTCCAACACCAAGTCCATCTGTATTCCCAAATCCACTTATCTCTTGTGAGGCACGACTGACTACCCGAGTAGTCTTTTCAGGAGTTACTTCAATTATTACTTTTTCTTTCTTTTCCTTACAAAATCGTTCATGAGCCTTTTTTCCTGCTAATGACTTGGCTGGATAACCACAAAATTGACAAGCAAGAGGATTTTCTGGAGCTGCCAATTCAGACTGCTTCTCCTCTACGGTTAAAAATCCATATGTGTCGAGGAAATGATTGGCAAGTGCCGTTTCTTCATCAGAAAAAGAAACTGATTTACCAGACGCTATAACATATTTCTTCCCCTGATGTGGAGGACCAAAAATAACCTGGACGTCTGCTGTGTGTGGGTTTGTAATAATCTTCATATATTTCATCCTTTACTAGAGGGGGGAGTTTGAAGTCCTCCCCCCGTAATAAAACTAACTCGTAGTAGTTGATGTAGTGGTGGTACTAGTTGAAGTGGAAGTGAGAACACGACCTCTCCATGCAGAACCATCGTAAATCATCAAAGCATTGTGGGTTGTGTTAAACCAAATATCACCCGTTTTGGGATTACTTGGTTGAGCAGTTTCCCCACTCGCAGTACGAATCGTTCCTTTGAATTGATTGATTCTACTCATAGTAGACTCCTAATTCGTACTAATTATTAACTGGCGTAAGCTCCGCCATCACCTTTACTACCCCAGACACCTCTCCAATCGGAGAAGCCCTTCGAGAACCGCATACGAGCCTTATAAAGACCCATACCCGTATCAAAGGCATTGTCCTGTTTGAATTCAGGTCGAACTCTCCAGAACCAGGTAATTAGATGAGTACTACTGTCTAACAAGAACCAGGCGGTTGTGCTGGTCAAATAGTGCCAAGCAACAACTTTAATACCTAGACCTCGATAGAAGTTTTTGTCGTTATCGGTGGTTTCAGGTCGTCCTTCCGATTCGACTAAGATAGAGGCGGTTTTCCTCAAAGCACGAGGAACAACAATAGTATCTGCCTCAACACCAATCTTCATGCCCTTGTCGTCTAACTGACCTTCAATGGCAATCAAAGCGGTATTAAGGTTCTCTTCATTGAGAACGATACCAGTTGAACTGGCGTTACTTTGAGCGGTTCCACCATCAGAACGAGGATGTAACGTAGATGCTAACGGATAACCGTCACCACCTAGATACGAAGTCGAGAACATGTTGTTATACACGGACGCAGCCATGTATTCAGCAGTTCTACGAGCAGCCAAGGCTAGTTGAGCTGGTTTACGATTCATAACCCGATAGAGGTCATCCTCGTACATCTCTTCCGAGACCTTGAATCCCTTAGTGTATTTACCGTGAGTATAAGTCACGTCATACATCTGTATGGGGTCCTCATAATTAACCGATTCACCCTCTCCAGTAGTGCCAAAATAGCCAAAACCAGAGACCGCAGAATCCTTTTCGTCTTGTTTATCAGACGTTTCAACCTTGAAAAGTTGAGGAAAGATTTCGGGAATTTCCGAATATCTATCATCAAAGATTTCTCGGAAGCCTGGTTCCAAGAGGTCTGCGAAATTGCTACGATATGCAGCCATATTTTTAAACCTTTATTTAATTTTTAACTAGTCGAAACTATTATGTTTCAACTTCATAACCAAACATTTGTGACCAGGCGATTCTGAAGATTCCTTCAGACATATTGCTAGTACCATTGGGGTCTACTTTGACAATTTGCACTTGACCAACCACCGCAACGGCTGTTCCAAGAACTTGGTCGTGGTCTGTTAGCAATGAAAGACAACCAACATCCACGAATTCCATGTCACCAGCAGCATCGTTATAGAACAACGCCATTGGGTCAGCAATAATTTTTACCTTAATTTTCTTATCAGTCACGTTATCGGATGCAGCAACGTAGGTTTGAGTCGAACTTGTCCACGTTCCATCATAGGTTTCGGTGGAAGCATTGTCTAAATCAATGCCATTAGCATTGACAATACCCACAACAATTCCCAAGATAGCCGTAGAGTTAGTAGACCTTAATGCACCTGCAGTATCGTTGTAAACTGCATCTCCGACTTTAACGGTGGCTGAATTTTTGATGGTCACATCAATTGTTACGGGATTGTCCGCACCATTGAGTTGGCCTCGATATTCAAAACCTGCCATATATTTTTCTCCTATTTAATAAGTTTTTTTAAACCAGCCTTGTACTTCTCTACACCACCAGGCATATGAGAAGCTACCTTTTCTTGTTCTGGAGTTAATCTGATGTCATCGGTCCTTGAACCGCCTGACGGCATTGATGAAAAAGCTCCATCGTTACCTGAATCAGCAACTCCGTCCAACATAGTTTTAAGTTTGCTGTCTTTGTTCTTGGCAAGAATAAGGGCATCATCAAAGATTTCTCTTAGATTTTCGATGGGGAGTTCTTCTCCTGGTTTTACCCATCGAGTCATCGACTTACCGATAGAATTACGAACTGCTTTTTTACTCTCATCATCAAGTTTAGATATGCCAGTATCAATTTCGAATTGATTGACAATTTGACTCTTGAGAACAGAACGTGCGCTACTATCGATAGGCGGCGTTGGTGTTTCCTTATCTTCCTTTTTAAATGTGCTAGGAGTTTCAGTACCTCCAGAAGCTTTAGAGCGAATCTTCTCAAGGAGTTCTGGGTCGTTTTGAATAATATCAAAAATTGGACCCGCCGTTTCGGCAAATTCTTTATACTTGCCTAGCTCTGTACCTTGTTCAGAAATCTTTCTCTCTGCTTCTTTGTAGGAAGTCCAGACTTCTCCTTTTGTTTTCCAGCCCTTTTCTTTTTGGGCTTCTGCGAACCATTCGTCCGTCTCTTGTCCGCCTGTCGCTTGCGGGGTGACTTGTGACCCTGGAGTTGCTGTAGTTGCTGGAGTAACTGCTCCATCTTTTGTGGGTTCATCTGCCATAAATCCTCCTTAATAATAGGCTCTCGGTTGAGAGTTCCCTATGGTAATCAGAGTGAGACCGATTGGCTTATCGGTTGTCTCCGAGTTGTTAATGTATATATAGTGTAACAGAAATTAGTTTTTCTTGCTATGAAACAGTGTAGTCCTTCATTGCTCCTGTATTCATCCCTTGGTACTGTTGGATTAAATCAATAACATTTTGACTTCTTGATGGGTCGTACATATCCATGTAAGTGTTTAATCCCATCCCATTACCAGATGGAGGAGTCGCCTTTTGTGGCAGAATATTCATTGGAGCCTCTAACGGTTGTGGTTCTGGTGCATATCCTTGAGGAAGTACTGGTTCAGTTGGTTGTTGAGGAGCAACCTGTTCCTGTGCCTGTTGAGGTTGTTCTTCGCTCAATACGGGCATGGCAGCAGTCCATTCTGCTTGAGTCTTTTGAATGTCCTCCCAGATTTGTTGCCAAGGCACGTCAGATATTTCGTCTAACCACCCCATTATTTCTCCTTTTTCTCTTCTAATTGCTCAAGTGTAACTGCCGCAGTTTCTACCTGACGCTTTATAGTATAAATTGCTGAAATTCTACCATTATAGAAGGTGTGTTTTGTAGGAAGGTCTGGACTACCACTCGGAAAAGAAACAATGGCATTTTTATCCCTATACACTCGATTATCTAGTAATCGACAAAAGGTTTCCCATTCTGGAAGAGTTGAAAGTTTGGCTAAATCCTTCAAATCACTCGGTGAAAGAGCATTTTTCCCTTGTTTTTCTGCCATAAATTACATCCCACCCCCTTGAATAGCATCACCCATCATGTTTGCATTCTGTTGGTTCTCTGCCATGGCTGGAATTGCCTGATTTCCCTGTGTTGGAGGTTGTTGAGAACCTGGATTTTGCTGTGCAATCGCTGAAGGACCAGAAGGAGGCTTGTAACCACCAGACTCACCCAATGCTTGCTGCATTTGTTGAGGTTGAGCCATCTTACGTTGCTCTTGAGCCTGGATTTCACCCATAATATGACGTGTTAGTGTTGCAAGTATCGGTGAATCACCGCCAATATCAGCCATTGCGGGGCTTTGTATGAAGGCAATGTGGACTTCGGTATGTGGTTCAGTCGCATAAGGAGTTGGAGGTAGTTGTGAACCCTTTAATATGTCCTGATTTTCCACTTGAGCCATCTCAATCGACTTAGCAACCATGCTATTTTCCATTTGTTGTCCGATTGGCTTGTCTGGTTTGTATTCATCTGGGTCAAAGTCGTGTACATCAAGCAATAAATCACCAAGTTTCTCTGGTGAATAGATTCCAAGTTGTGCCAACTGGATTAAACGGTCAAACATCATCGATGCCTTTTCTTGTTGTAGTGGCTTGGAAGCAGGAATTGTCGGTGTAGGCTCAATCTTGACATCAAATCTACCAGCCGCAGGGTTAATTAACTCTGGAGTAACCTCAAAAAAGGTTGGTTCCTTACTCGATTTAACACCAATGGTGTTTTTGTTGTTATCCACCACGAGTTCTTGGTTGGTAAGACGGATGTCTCGATATTTCTTCTTATATGGTTGTCCATTTTTAAGAACTAAACGGTCAGAATTGTACGCATCACGTACTTCTCGGCGATAATCTGCGCTCATTTTATCACCTGCTATCCGCTCAATATGAGGTTTAGTGTAGAACTGACGAATATTTGATTCACGGATGAGTCCCATCTGGTAAACAGTTTCATTCCGCAGTAACCAAATCTTACTTCGAAGCCGTTTTAATGTGGCTTCTTTCATGATTGCAGATTCAGTAGCAGTGTTAGCCTTCCCAACAGACTGCATCCTGTCATCGTACCCAGTTGCGCTTACCGCATCTTCCTTTAATTGTTGAATCGACAGGAAAACGGACCGTGGTAGGTCGCCATACTCCAGGGGTTTTATGTTATTCACATCCTCTACAGGAATAAGCCTGTGCGGGCGTGCTGCAACATCCTCTTCATCCAGGTCCGTCTCCCTAGTCGAGACCAAAAATGACTTGTCAATGTCGAGGTGGTTTCGGTCAATCACCATCCGCCGCAGGGTTTCCTGTTCCTCTTGGATACTCTCCAAAAGTTTGGCTTCACCCGTGCCGTA